CATACGACAAATCCCCAAAGCGCGCCGATTCCAGACGAGGCAAGGCTCGACCAGTCAAAGCCGGTCGGGGCTGATCGCCGCCAGTCTCGGCCAGTTCAGGCTGGTTTTCCAAAAAGAGAGAGTTTGAAGGATGCGGGGTTTCAATTTTTTCTGTAAAAAAATCAGAATTTTTGTTTTGGATTGCTGCGTTTCTTTGTTGCATTGTGTGTGCTTGTTTGCGTGCTTTGTATAGGGCGCCGCGCTTGGCGTTGCAGGGTTTGCATGCCGGCACCAAATTACTTACAGAATCCTCACCTCCTCTGTCGTGCTCGATGAGGTGATCGCACTCGGTGGCAGTGGCTCCGCACCAATGGCACAGCGCGCCGGGCACAAGTATTTGCTGCCTAAGTTTTTGGGGGAGGTTTCTGCTGGTTGGCATGTGTTTACCTTACTCTGTGTTGTTTGACGGACTTAGCCCTAGCCCCCCGTCGGGTTGCCTCAGACCGACTACCTATTGCTTTTATTCAGTTGCCTCACTCGCCTGTCAAACGTCTCGCATATCCCATTTTAACGCGCAGTGATCTACCCACGTTTCCGTGTTTTATGCCGGCAGAGTGCAATTCCCTACGCGGCCTTGTGCGTGTTATTTGGTTGTGCGTGCGTTTACTTGGCGTTGCGTGCGTGCCGTTCCTTGAATTCCTCGTACGTTAATGGGGTGACCAGATACGCAAAGGGTTGTTTAGCGCGCATGTCGTTTAGCTCTTGTACGCCTTCAACATAGCCTGCATACATTGTGGGGGCGTAATCAGTTGTTACATAGTTTGTCATGTCGACTATGTCAGGCTTTTGCATCGGGCCTTTCTCAATGCTCTTAAGTATCGCAAGCACTTCAGGCAACGATGGAAACGCTTTATGCCGGCTCATGACGTCTTTGTACAGTTTCGGCAGGTTTGTTTTTTCATGCCGTAACAGTTCGGGGTGTTTGCGCCAGGTCATGATTACTAGCTCTTCATCCAGTTTGTATGGCGAGGCTGGGTATAGGCCGCGCAACACTTTAACCATTGCTGCTACATCGTCTTTTGTCATGTTAAGGGCGCCCCGTTCAATAGTCGGTTAGTGATAAATTGCATATCTGATGGCCTCCAGACGTAGGCCTCAGCGCCTGCTGCGTCGAGTGCGCGCAACCAGTTCGCTTGTGCCGGGTCGAGTTTGCCGCGCTGTGTTTTCAATTCTGCGAACACTAAACCTTTGTGTGGGTGAACCATCGTAAGGTCTGGGTAACCCGAGTGGCCTTGTAATGCTGTCATCCATTTACCGCCCACCTGTGAGGCCCTAAAGTGTGTGACGCGCCAGCCGTACATGATGGCCAACGCAACCACCTTGTTTTGGAACTCTTTTTCACTAATCGCAACCATTTAGCCGTCGCCTTTAATGTCAAGTACTGCCGGTTGCCATGTCCAGACGTAATAGCCGTGGGTGAGTGTGATTCGGTCGCCCCAGGTCATCCAGTCGTTGCTGTAACGCCGCACTAATGGTGCAACATACGTGTTGTACGTCATCTCCCAGTTGTATTTGTCCCAGCAGTCGCCCACAAATCTAAGCACAACCCGATTGCCTTTTGGGTAAACCTTGATCTCGTAATAGTCGTCTTCCGTCATTATCGCCATTAGTTTTTCTTCCATCGTGATAGGTCTCGTACCATTGATTGCCAGTCTTCGCGAAAACGGTCTCGGTCTTCTTTAGTGTCATGCAGCAGACTTGAATAGCCCTGCAATATCTCTTGCAGCTGCACAATTTCTGCCTCATGTTGCAGTATCTCTAGTTTCAGGTCTTCTATTTCCTGCAACGCATTCGTGAGCAGGCGCGCCTGAAAATTTTCTAGATCATGTCGAGCCTGATCCTGTTTAGGCAACGACGTAATAAACGCATTCCATACCTGGTCATCGCTCAAAACGGCTCCTCCTGCTCTACTGGTTCTGCTGGCACTTCGCCGTTAACCAGGGCCTCTATTGCTTTTGAGACCTCAAATTTAGACATTGTCGCAATGTTGAGAGGCGGCAGTAGGCCTGCTTTTTTTAGTTCGCTTTTGTATTTCCACAGTTGCTTTTCGCTTGGCGCATTCGAGGTGCCTGTTATTTTCATGTCGCCCTCGTAGCGCACTACCTTTGCCATTTCTTCACGGCTAGGGCGTTTTGACGGGTCAGAGCCGGCATACCCACAGTTTGCTAATGCTCGCCCAATGGCTGAGGTTTCGCAGTTCTCCATGTGGCTTGTTGAGTTCACGCCTTTTTCGGTGTGATGTTCCTCTGCATAGCCAGTTGCTATGAGCGTGTCGCCCTCCCACAGCTCAGCCTTAAATATGCACCATGCGCCAGGCTCGTATGCGTGCAATGTGGTGATGACGCGCGGCACAACTGACGACTTCACGACAGTTTCTAACCATCGTGAGAGTCTGGGCGCTACTGGTTCGTAATTGTCAAGGTTAAAACTCATTATTCCCACCTGCCTGTTTCGTCGTAGTTTTGTATCCAATCTGCTGCCCACAATGTCACCAAAGCAAACACTGTCATAACGCCCACAAATGCAAATATGCCAAATACGTTACGCATCAGATACCTCGCCATACTTTGATAGGCGCGCAATGCCGGCGCTTGCTTGGCCGATATTGCCCTGTGTCCATGATCAGGTTGTTACGCGCACAACGCAAAATGACTGGCCCTAAAGCCCTGTTGTCGTGCACCTGTCCGGTCATGCCGTAAGTTTCCAGCTGTGCCCAGACGTCGTCTGAGGTAAAGCCGTTTACAGCTGACTTTGCTAGCCATTCAACAGCCATGTTTGCGGCCCTTAGCCAGTTGCTGTCTGTGTTGCCCTCGACACTGTTTATTGCTGCATCGCGCTCAGCGATGGCGTCAAACAAATTCGGGTGTTCCATATTTCCTCCTGCCGTAGTACTTATGGTGAACATAACATATTGAAACAACCAGGTGTGACATTTACCTTTTGCCGCTTGTGGCGCGCCAGTTGCCAATGCCAGAAGTCTTGTATAAATGCGCGGCCACAGCCAAATTGCAGGCTGGGCGTAACAGTACCGACATGTCGCCATAACGGCTTTTGCAGACCTGGGAGGTCACAGTTACCCAAGTGCTATTGATCTGCAACAGGCCGCTGTCGTACGTTCTAACGGCCCTACAACGCTTGTAGAGGCTCGCAATTTGCCGTTTGCAGTCTTTGTACGACATGCCAGGCTGATAGTTCCAGCCGATGGCTTTCGGGTCGCAGCGGGATTCTCGATACATGATGGCGCTAAAGATTGCGGGCGGTAGCCCTACCTTGCGCATTGCAGCATGGTATTGCGGGCAGGCCTTAACTGGGGGGGTTGCGCTGTGCGCTGGGCCTGCTGGGAATGTGAGCGTAGCAACCATGAATGCCACGACAAAACGCCTAATAAATGCCTCTAAACATGTATGCCTCTTTTCTGCCGGTTAGAAAACCCTAGCAAAAGGTCAGCCGTTTTGGGCACTATGCAGGTCTGGGCACGCTTTTCCAAGCCTCGACAAAGGCTTGAGGGTTATCTGCCATTGCTGGCGTCAGTTCCACATGTAGCCATTTTCCGCCGCCTGAGCCACCGTTGGCGGTTTCTGTCCAGTCTTTCCAGCCTGGCTTGCCATCACGGTTACAGCGCCAGCCACGGCCCCACGTTTCGGTGCCTGGTTTTGTCGCGCCGGCGTAATCATGTACCTCTTCAATGCCCAAAACTTTGTAGTTGGCGACTAGCCATTTTGCCCACAATGCGGCTGTGGCTTTGTCTTTGTAACCAAGGTCTGCCGCTCTGGCCGTTGCGTGCACTGACAAGCGGTCTGAGCCGCGCATGTTTCTGACAGCCCAGGTGCCGAGATTAGTAAAACCTTTGTTTGTCATTATGTCTACAAACTTTTCTGTGCCGGCGCGCTTGCCTGCAGCTGCGCCGTCGGTCGTGCCTGTGTACTTCATGGCTTGTTAATAATGTCAGCAATACGGTGCAAAAGGTTTGCAGCTGCTTGGCGCACAATTTTAAGTAAACCTTTTTTGTCTGCGTCATTCATTGTCTTTGCCTTTCGGTTTGTCTTTTAAT